CAACCAAACTAATCCAGCGGATTTTCCCACATTCCAACAAAATTTTTACAACATAAGTAACAGAATATTAATAAAAAACTCTACTTTTGAATGTGCCTAAACTGGGTGAGATTACATGCACGGTTAACAATAGCACCATTTGCTGGAAGACAAAAAGATTGTGGAGTATATCCGTAAAGCACCTCACCTATGTTTTCCAGATGAATATTTCCACCTATCATATAGAATTTACCACCGTAATGAACGGCCGAAAAGCTTTCTCCACCATGTAGCCAAAAATCTGTTTTAAACTCATCATCTGGAGTCGCTTCTATAGGAAGTTCCATTTCTATTTTAACTGCGTTTCTGTTGGCTGCCAGTGCGGTGAAGGAAATCACAATACCACTGGCAATGCTTGCAGAATTTACCGTTATTGTTTTACCACTGCTCACAATATCCAAAACAACATCCTTATCCATGACATCCGACAAAGCCAAAGTAATGTTTGCTGAAATCTGTTTGATGGTTACAGCTTTTCGTTTGCTGAAATTTTCATATAGGTACTTTGTTCTGTTAGCTAGTTGTTGAGCTTGTCTATTAGCAACCCCTCCAGATTGCGGATCGCCTCCACGTACTACATCAGATTGTTCAATCTGATAGATGCCGTTTTCCCATTGTCCTGATTCTTGTAAATCTGCCATCTTAATTTATAGTTATCGTCCAAATTCCTGTTAAAATGATCGCTGAAGTTTTCAATATTTCCGGTCGGGTTTTTCTTGAAAACATTACCAAGTCAACATTAAAAAGTCCAAGTTCTGTAATTTTAAGTCCGTTGGCTTCCCCAGCAGCTAAGGAAAACGTAAATTGCACCTTGCGCAGGGAGGGATAGGTTACACTATCTATATTTTTATAGAACCCATTAACTAGTGAGCTATCATTTGGATCATTTAAGGATGTGCCCTCGCCGAATCCTACTTTAGAAATACTTTTCCCGGAAGCCTCTCCTCCCAGTAATTTTGCTACATTAATGATCCCTCCCGAAACAATAAGATTATTATCGCTCATCCATTCAAGGGCTTCTCCTGTTGCTGCATCTTTTAAAATGATTTCTACAGGTCCTTTTGTTGTTATATTTTCGTTCATGTTAGCTTATTATAATTTCTAAAACATCATTGTCATTGTTGTAATTTTTCTCACCATTGTATTGGTAGTTACCATCATATATAAAGTCTCCCCCTAAGAATAAGGAATCCTCACTTCCAATTCCGGGGGCTTCGTAGCTATCATCCGTTAAAGTAAGTTCTTCCTGAAAATCTATTTTAAATTCAAATCCCATAAGGTGGGAGCGTTCATTCTTATACGCCTTCACCATAGCCAGTGCATCTTCAATGCGTTCTGGATCTACAGCATTCTGCCCAATATTGAGTTCAATGGTAAATCCTGCCCAATGGGTAACGTGCTCGGTAATCGTTGCATCGGGAAACCCTACAGTTCTCAATGCTTCTTTTATTGCCCAAACAGTCCCCTTATGTCTATGAAGTTCAATTCCTCTTTTAATAAGATCTCTTTTCTTTTCGGTAGTATCTGCTAGTTTCCATCCATTATACCCCATTAAATCAAATTGAATCGCTAATGTTCTTAGAACTGATTCCGGTATGGAATCAATCATATACACCAGTAAACTATCTAATTCTATGGCATTAAACCGTTTTTTCGCCAAAAGGTCAAAAGCTATAACATGAGATTCCTGCAAGCTATCCGGCAATATATTATTCATCACTATAACCTGTTATTTTTACATTTACGGCCGAGCATATTGCCACTTCATCTTCTCCAACAAGGATTGAAGTCAATGGTAAATTTACCTTTACATCGTATACGGAATCCACTTTCATAGCTTCCCCTATGATTTTTTCAATTACCACATCAAGCCCTGTTTTCATCTTCCTGCTGTTTGCGTAATTGATGAGTTTATCATTTACCAAGGTCATAACTTCAGAACTTAGAGCCCCTGTGATTAATGTTAAATCAGCATCAATCTCGTAACCTTTAACTGAAGGAGACTGCACAATAACAGTATCCGTTAGTGGTCGTACTTTTTCATCGTTACAAGCCATCTTTACTTCATCCAAAATACCCTGGCTTGGTAATTCTCCATCTTTCATTAATGGATATATATTTACTTGACCGGGAACAGGAGAGGTGATTCCTACATCAATAATTCCAGCATTGGCACTTCGAGCGAAAAAATCATACGCACCCCGGCTCCCTGCATTACTAAATGATTGCGGAGCGAGTATAATACGCTCCCTTAATGCTTGATCCGATTCTTCATCGCTTCCCCCATCAGATACACTAGTATTAACTACAGAATATAGATAAGCCTGAGGATCTAATATGATTGATATTTCCCCCGGATTAAATCCATTGGACTGAACACCAGTATTTACACTGACAAATGATACTGTTTTCTCATCTTCATTAGCCTGAATAACCACATCATCGATTAACGAGAAAACTACTCCTGATTCATTGGACTGTATTCTAATTCCCTTCGGTATGGTTATAAGTCCGTGCCCTGTTGTAAATTTCATTTTTACCTGAACAAAGGATTTAGAAGGCGCAAGCCTTTTCACTCCCACCAAATCTCCCAGAAAATCTAAAAACGGAGCAGAGCTAAAAGCCACTAAATTCTGTGTTGCAGCGTTCTGAATCTGAGTTCTTATTAAGACTTCACGATACGCAAAAGAATTAATAAGCAACTGTTCTATCTGCCCCGGATAAAGTGTCCGGCCTGTCATTTGCTCGTAATCCGATTTAATATCACCGATAATGGTTTCAGGGTCTATATTGATAAATTCTGGTGCCTCCATTATATTTCAAAGTCTTCGCTAAAATTGGCATTAAAAGCCCCTTTTGTTAATAAATTAATTTCTAAAGTATAGCCGTCTAAAGGCGTGCTCCCTATGAGTACTAAATAATTATCTTTTATAACCCAGTTCCCATAGTCTTTGTATTCTTTTTGAACAAAATTCAAAGCTTCGTTTTCTGTCTCAAAACCTTCTGATCTCCATGGAGCTATTCTATGTCCATCTTTCTTAAATACAACACTGTAATTAATAATATCATATCTATCTGGAAATTGTGCGTGCAATTCACTAGTAACACTCGTGATTTCAAGTGTACCGGAAGATGCTAATCCGGAACTTACATATACAATGATTTTATTATCATCTATTATAAAGTACCAATTGCCAAAATTCCCCCAAAAGTTATTAACCCATTTCATCATTTCATTGATGGATAAAAAGCCATTTTTTGGACTTTCAGGACTGACCGGATTCCCATCTAAAGACATATCAATAAAATACAGAAATACATTTGGCAGATAAGAAGCAGAAAGAGACAAGGGCTTGATGTCTTGATTCAAAGAATACTGAAAGGTATTAATGTCATCATCCCCAGTCTTGTATATGATGCTAAAAATAATATTGCTTTTACCATCTGTTACGTCCAACTCATGTAGAATTTTTTGAATCGTTATTCTTGGCTCAAATAATTGTAGTGCTTGAATGATTTCTCTTTTCATATTCGGAATAGAGGTAGATATTGGTTTATCCAGCCATTGCCATATATCACTGCCAAAATCAGGTCTTAGAGCGTCTTCGCCTTTTCGGGTGCGCAGAATAACAGAAATACACTGCTGAATATCATCATATCCAGTCACAATTTTACCCGTATTCTTTAGGTCTAACTGCCAGTTTTTTGTAGGTATATCGCTAACTTGCATGAGGCAAACTTAATGCTTCATGCTGGGTTTATTTTTGCTAAATATTTGCATTTAGGAAATTGTTCCTACGCCTTCCCCTGAAGTAGATCCCGAACCGCTGGATGTAGTTACCGGAATACCTGTGGCTACTGCCACTGTACCACTCTTAACAAATACTTCAATAGCATCTGAAAGTCTTTGCGCAAACTCTTCTTTGCTATCTACGTCTTTGGTTTCCATATCGGATAGAATAGCCTCAATTTTTGTTTTTAATGTATTTTTATCTAAGGGCATCAGAATAATATTTTTTTATATTTATCTTCAAATTGGTCTAATCGCTCTATTGTATCTGGTAATAGTCCAACACTAGGCCCTGAAGATGTTTTAACTTTAAGGTTTTCAATCAATATTTTTAAGTCCTGAAACAACTCCTTAAAACTAACCTCTGGATTACTAATCTTGAATTTGCCATTTGCTTTATCGATTTCAACTCTAAATGTACCATCATTCATATCTGTTATGAGTCTGTCTTCACTCGCTCCCTGAGGGGTTTTATCTTTTTCGGAATAGATGGCACCTCCAACAACTCCAAACTCACAATTTTCATCCATGATACACCAAACCTGCTCGTTAATTGAAAATGGAAATGTGTATTTGTCTTTTTTTGATGCTGGAACAGATACCGGCAAGGGATTGCTGACTATGTCATCACTAACAAAGTTTACTCTGACAAGACCTTTAGCATGGTTTATTTCTGTTACAAATGGGAGTGTCCCACGAACTGTGTCAATATAAATTAACGTTATATTAGATACAAAAAATTATGGTAAACAGTGAAGAGTTTGATTTTGAATCATTCAAAAAACAAGCGATGTCTGATTTATAT